ATGTGGCGCTTATGTGGCGTTTACAAATGTATAGTCACAAAAACGGCTAAACGCCACATGGAGAATTTAGGAGCATTTATGCTTACATTTTTAGAAATTAAAAAAGCTCAAGCAAAAGATAAGGAATACAACTTAGCTGATGGTAATGGCTTATACCTGCGCATACTACCCTCAGGTATTAAAAATTGGATTGCTAATTTTAGATCTGATGGTAAAAAGATAAGTAAGAAACTAGGATCATTCCCTGAGTTATCTATCAAAGATGCTAGAGAGCAGCTATCTCTTTTAAAAGCCCAGGCTAAATTTGAAGGTTCTCCTGTTATTAAAGAAAAGGTTCATACATTTGAAGAGATCTACTATGAGTGGATTGAAGTTAAGAAGGTTAAAGTAAAGAATTGGCAGGACATCTCTAACCGCATTGAGCGCTATATCCTACCTTCATTAGGTAAGATTGACTACAAAGCTATTACTCCTGTAGCTTTTGTTGAGATCTTAAAACAGGATCTTTATACCAGAGGTAAATACGAAACAATTAAGCGTATTTGCATGTATATAAAAGAGATCGACATCTATGCTATGAACATTGGCTACGTCAAAGAGCTACGTTTTCAAAATCTCTACTCTGTTTTTCCTGTTAAAACTGTTATTAAGAACAGACCTTCAGTACACTACTCACAGTTGCCTACAGTTCTTAAAGAGCTACAGGTATATGGGCTTAAAGCTCGTGCTACATGGGAAGTACTGCTTACAGGCTTTTACACTCTGTTAAGACCTAATGAATACTGCAGCTTAGAATGGTCTTGGATCAATTTTGAAGATAACACAATTACAGTACCTGCAGAGGTCATGAAGATGAAACTACCTCATGTGGTACCAATTACAAAGCAAATGCTTACTTTGCTGCTTAACCGCCCACGAGTAGGTAAGTATGTATTCCCTGCAACTCAAGGTAAAGTCGTGCAGCACTTTAGCACCAACTCAGCTTCATTGTTTTTACGTCGTCACGGCTTTAAAGACAAGCTTGTTCCTCATGGCATACGTTCAATTGGTCGTACCTGGATGCACGATCATGATATTCCTTTTGATGTTGCAGAGAAGTGTTTAGCTCATACTGTAGGAACATCAACACAGCTAGCTTATGATAGAAGTGATCTATTAGAGAAACGACGTGAAGCAATGCAACAATGGTGTGACTTTGTTGATCATTGCTTAAAAGGTGGCGCAGATTTGCTGTTATGACAACTTCAAAAGTTGAAGATTGAATATGTAACAAAACCTTGACGCTCCCATTTTTCTGCGCTATTATCGCCGATGTAGGGACTGCCCTACCGTGCCTAAGAAACACGACAGTACATAGCGCTGACTTGGCGACACACGTCAATCTCACCATATTTAATACATAGCCTTTAGGCTTACTGTATTTGCTTTATGGTGGTGTGGTGTGAATATATTGAATAAGCACCGCTCGACTATGTACGAGTTTCTTAGCACCACCGACCCACTTAAGAAATGGGTTAATTAAGAAATATATATACATAGGAGACATTATCATGTCTAACACTAATCTAACTTCATATAACTTCCATGACTCAAATATCCGTGTAGAACAGAACGATAAAGGTGAAGTTCTCTTTTGCCTGGCAGATGTATGTGCATCACTTAACTTATCAACACCAGCCAAGACAGCTAATCAGATCAAAGAAGAGTTTGGGAGGGATGAATTAAATTCATGTCTCCTCAAAGACGCTAATAACCACGGTCAACAATGCACCATGATCACCGAGCCACAACTTTACTTTGTAATGATGAGATCACGTGCTAAGGTTGCCCATGAGTTCAGACAGTGGATTTGTAATGAAGTCTTACCTTCAATTAGAGCACATGGTGCCTATGTTGCAAAGTCAGAAGAGCCAAAAGCTCAAGCAAGAAAATGCTGGTACGTTGAACAGCTCACCGCACTGTTTGAATCTTATGGTGTTAATCGTGAAGTATTAGCACGCGCTCTTGATATAACCTCACGTGCTTTTAAGCAAGGTTACGCTATTGGTATCAACAAGGCTGAAGAAGATCATGCTAGAAATGATTCTGAAATGCTGCTGTCTGATGATGAAGCTCAGGCAATTGATCATGTGGTTTACTATCACAAGTTATTCAGACCTGATATTCTGAAAGCATGTAAAGAACTGAGGGACATCAAAGCACAGGCTATGAAGTTGGTACTGGCACTTGATAACATACCTGATGCAAGGCTGTATGAGTCAGCTGTTGCAACTGATATATCAGTAAGTAAGTTAGAGAGATTTCAGCTGACTTATCCTAAAAAATCAGCATAAATAGAAGGCTTATAAATCAAGGTCAAACTAGACGAAAACAAGACAGCTTAGGCTGTCTTTTTTTATCATTAACGAATTTATTGAAAGATATTCTAGAGATCCAAATTATCGATACAAAATACCTGGTTGTAATCGAAAATGGATACCATTGCACTTTTATCCTGCTGCAGTACAAGGAATGTTTTTAAATAATATATTAAACAAATTAATTCCAAATCTTGGATTGGATCACCATTATAGAAAGAACCACTTACGCAAGAATTTATTCTGTGTAAGAATGCGATTCCTGAATAAAAAAATTACATAGCAACTAAGGAGTAATCTAAATGTCATTTAATTTTTCACACATCAAAACTGTATTCGACGAGAACCAAAATAAAAAAAAAGCAAGACTACTTACATTCTGAGAAAGAAGAAAGAGAGACCAAATTAAAAAAGTTCATTGAGTGGCTTAAAGAAGAAAAATCCGACAAAAAGATCATTAACGCTATAAAAGTAGAGTATATAAACTCTGAGAAGCCGGAATATGGACTAAAAATAACCTTTGACAAAAAGAACAGTCATATTAGCCAAATATGTGCTTATCTTGATAAAGTCAAGCATAACCCTGAGGCAGTTCAATCATGGAAGGAAATGACCATTAAAGAGCTTGAATTTGCAGTGGTAGGTTATAAAAATACCCGCTGGATAAAAGAGCCAGACTTTGATATGCATGAAGAAATAATGTCATACACTGTCTACTTAGTAGGAGAAAATAATATTGAATTCTATGATAGGATTTTTAGCACACAACTAAACAACAAGAGTTCTTCAACAGAACAATAAAAATAAAGCCGTATCAGGTGGGGTACGGCTTACATTTTATTTAGACATCCTTCAAAATCATGTCTTTAAATATTTAACAATATAAACTATAATGTAAGTGTCAACTCGTGAAAGAGTATGGTTGGGTTCCTGAATAGGAGTAGAGCGTGATGCTTTAGAATTTCCTTTGCCCCTGGGGTTGACTTAAAAATGAAATTTTCTTTTTAAGATTCTCAATTATGTTTTGAGGATCTTTTTTTATTTCTGCAACAATGAAGTCTATTGCCTTTTGTGGGACTCAAAATAATTTTATAATACATTGAAAATAAATACAAATTTGTTATTTTTGATAAAAGGTCACTCCAAGTCACTCTTAACTATAAGGTTTTGTATTCAATGTTCGGTTCCAATAGCCCCTTACAAAGAGGGGCTATTCTTTTATAGATGCATGTGCTTTACTCTGTCACGAACCTCGGCCTTTTTGGCATCATTGAACCTGTCCAGGTTGCCAACAAGATAGCCGGTGACACGTCTAATTCTCTCGAACTTGACCCCTTTACCAACGATACCATTTTCGTCTGCGTGTAATCTTGTGTACATAAGGTTATCTCCTTTTACTCTTGTAGATGAGGGTAGTAAGGTGCTACATCAGCTTTTAACTCATCATACTCTTCACGAAGTTTTGTGCAGTGCTCAAGCATAGCATCAGCATCGTAAGGAAGCTTTACATCAGGATGATCTACTTTAAACTGCTGCACTAAGATACCTACGATTTTAATCCATTTATAATCGAATTTCTCTTTTAGCTCTGCTTGAATTTGACACATTCTAGAGAACTTCTTCTCGATATCTTTACTAATAGTGTCTGATGTTAAAGTTGAAATGTTATCTGACATAATTTTAATTCCTCTTTAAATAAGTTTTTGAAAAAGCGATCCATACGAGCAATTGACTTGTAATTACAGTACATTCTCTTGGTAAGTGTTTTTCTGTGTTTATCTCTTACAGGTTTAGCTACAGTGCCTCTCCATGTTTTATAGCAGTGATAAATGTCTGATAGGCTTATACGATGTGTCTGTAACAATCGTTTTTGACCTAATAGTCGCTGTTTTTCACGTTTAAAGGTATCTGAACACAGCTGTAATCTAATTTTACCTGTGAAAGATATTGAATATTTAGTTTTAAGAAAGGTAATTCCTTTGTTTAAAGGTGTAATGTGAGTTTTCTTTAGGTTCAGGTGCAAACCTAATTCTTTACAAATTGCTTTGATATCTCGCAATAGGTTCTGCAAGAACGCCTTATCAGGATGAATGATGTAGAAGTCGTCCATGTACCTGCCATAGTATTTACACGACTTAACTAATTTAATGTAATTATCCAATTTTGTTGGATAGTAAATTCCAATAATTTGACTTACCTCAGATCCAATATCTACAGAGATATCTAATGTTTTAACTGTATCTTTACTGCGTTTGTGTAGAGTTAATGAATTTAAGAGCTTGGTACCATTCTTAATATCTTCAATTTCAGTATCAGTTAAGCTGCTTAAATCAGGTCTAAACATCTTTAAGAGCTTCTTCAAGAATTGAATGGTTTCTGTATCTGGTATCTTTTCAGCTACAGATTTTACGATCTTGTCATGCTGTAAGTTGTCAAAGAACTTGCTAAAGTCGCCTTGTAATACATAACCTTGATTAGTCTTGTAATGTCTATAATAACGCATCAGGTGTACTTTCAAACGCTCTTTCTGCATATCAATGCCACGACCTTCTAAAGAAGCGCAATTATCATAAATTAAATATCGTCTTAAGATTGGGACAAGAATGTTGTTACACAAACTTGATATTGGTACTCTGTCAACTATTGGAGTTGTAACGATATGCCTTACTTTACCTCTTTCACAAAGATTAAATTCAGCTCCTTTAGTAAATTCAAAAGTGCCTGTTTTATAAGAGTTTAAAAAGTTATAGATGTTTTCAAAGATGTAATACTGATACTTCTGAATAGATGGTTTAAAGCTGACATTCTTTTTAAGTTTGTAAAAGGCATTATGTAAAGCGGTAGGATTAAAGGCTTTACTTTGTAAAAGTGACTGTCTGCTTGTAGTGTCACTTGACGTATCAAGACACGTCAGACAGTCCATTTTGCTCGTTTGAGACAGGTTCATAATCTCCTCTTTTGAACAGGCTTAAAGTTGTAGTTAAAAGTAAACTACTGATAAAGCCCTTCCACTAAAAGATCGGCACACACGTAACGCATTAGAAGCATTGTTGTTGCTGGCATTGCCGTTCCAGTTGACATTGCACGCATTGGACACGGAAGTAGATTTACAGATTATGACCATTAGCTACATTATTTAATAAACTTGCTTCTAATTCAACTAGTTTTCTTTGCTCTTCGGGCAATATACTTAAATATCTCTTAGTACTTGCTCTCCAACCTTTTAACTTTGTTACAAAACTTTTAAATGAAGGTGTTAAGTTAATATATTTATCTGGTTTAACTTTGTAGTTTTTAGCTACAAATTCTAATTCAAGTACAAGACAGCTTACCGCTCCTATAGCTAGGCTTTGTAAGTACCTGCGTTCTTTATACTCTTCAAGATTTGTTGGAAAGATCGAATTAGCATCGTATATAAGATCCTGGATTCTATCAATCAACTTTAAAAGTCGTTTTCTTTCATGGTCAAAATCATAATAGTAGATGTTTGGATATCTTAAGGTATCAGTGCCGTTATAGCTGATCTTGTTATCATTAAAATCAGCTCTTAAATATTCTGAAAGTTTTAGTCTTAGATTTAACCATTCATTGCGAATTTGAAATGAACTTTCTTTACGTTTGGATTTAAGTATGTTTGACATGTTTAAAGTTTAATTAAAGTTAATTCTTATATAGCTTCGCTCTCGTGCAGGCAGGCGCAAGGCCTGCCGATTTGTTGCACGATTCGCTACGCTATGAGAAAGAGCGGGCACACACGAAAAGCATAAGAAGCAAGGCCGGTGCCGGCAAAGCCGGCCCAGTAGACATGGCACGCACAGGACACGGAAGCTACATCTTTCAGCCATATATCAGCATTGATAATTTCATGAATTGATCTGTGTCTGAACAATGGTAGTTGCAGGTGTTGCATGTGTGAGTCATAAGGCGATGACGCCCATCTGTAGCCACCATAAACTTCAGGTTCTGACATTAGAACAGCTTTGCAGTCAGCCCACTCTGCATAAAGACAAGCTCCTTTCCAAGCTGGATATGACATGCAAGGAAGATTTGCGTCAAAGCCAGTAGAAAACAAATTTCTAAAAGTAAGGACAGAAATACCTTGCTCTTCAAAGTCTTTCTTAAGCCAGTTATTGATTACTTTTGGAATTACAGTCTTAGCCATGTAGCTGTCTTTATATGCACAAGTTACATCTTTACCTACATTCTCATTGTCAGCATTCCATGGAGCATAACCTTGTTTAGTATTTTTAGTAGCGTCTCCAGTCCAATTTTGACCACTCCATAAAAGAGAGCCTGAATTACCTACAAGCTGAATTGGAATTAGACCTACATGGTTTCTTGTAAGCGAAGTATCACCTCTATTTAAGTAAACGTTACAACCAACAACAACATAAGTAGTGCCTGTTACTCTACCTTTGATGTACTGTCCTGGATGTAATCTTTCAAAATTACCTGCAGCAAGCTCTGCTCTTACGGTATCGCTGCCATTACCTGCGTAAATTAAAGATGTGATATCACTATCATCGTAGTAATCGTTGCCGTAGTTCTTAGTTTTATCTCTTAATAGCTGAGTAGCGATGTAAGGAGGAAGAGGAATAATTATATCTTTTGAGCCATCAAAAGATATGCCAGCTCCCTTTATTAATTTTTTATCAGATAGACCATTAGAGACAGTAATGGTACGGCCTTCTTTTAGTTTATCTGATGATGTTGCATTTCCATTGACACCATTAGGAAAAGATGCTTTAGGAGGTAATTTTAATGACGCATTTCCAGTTCCATCTACATCCACAGCGGTAGATGTGTTTTCACCAGTTGAATCTGAAATAGTTAACTTTCTTTTTTGTCCCCAAGCTTCTGTCTTTATATCTTTTGAACCATCAAATTCAGTTCCATTAATTTTAGCTGGTGTTTTTAATTTAGTAGTTGTTGCTGAATTGCCTAAGATATTTCCATTAATGTCTTCTTCAAACTTTTTCTTTCCTTTGATGGTTTCATTACCTTCAGAATGCAGAAGATCGGAGTTCTTTTTAAGTGCAGTTTTTAGGGCATATGGAGATACAGCTTTACTGTTGTCTAATCCATCAAGTATATCTTTTTCAGTTGCGATTTTAACAACGCCTGCAGTTTCCGTGGTTGCAGGTGGATTAATGAAACAAGCGTCACCGAAGTCAATATACTCAGGATCTACACTGGTAATAGGAATATCAATTGCGATACTTGCACCAGATAACTTAACTTTTTGGAAAAGAGCCTCATCTGAAGAAACAACTGCAAACAAAGTTCCTTTTTCTGTATATAAACCAATGGTATGTGCGGTATATGTGTCTTGTGAACCATCAACGCCTGACACATGAATAAGACCATCACCAACGTTTGCTCCAGCAACAGCTTCACAGGTGAAGATCACATTGGGAATGTCTGTTAAAGAAGGAGTTACATCAATTGAATCAGGTGATACTTTTATTGTGGTTAGTTTTACTTTTTCGGTGCCGTTTTTAGCAACGTTAATTATTTCTTGAATACCTAAATAGGTAACAGCTGTCTTTTTTGTCATTTTTAATATTCCTTTGTCTTTTGTCTAAATTTTGGAACGATGAATTGTTAGAGCTCTTACGCCAATATTGTTTTGGATTGGTATTGTTTCTTTTGAATGCAAAATATCAGGAGAAGAGATGTGTGCAAAAGTCAGAACTCTAAAAGCAGGAGTTATATGTGTTGGGATAGAGAATTTAGTTTGCTTTTCAGGTTCAAAACTAATTCTAGTAAACGTAAATTGTCTTACCGTTGGGTGTAATGTAATTCCTGCTTGTACGTTGTAATACTGCGTGACTGAGAACTGAGAACGCACAGGTTTTACTATATTTAACGCTGTAATAGCATCATCAAGTGCTTCTGCTTTTACTTGTTGTACATTCAAATCAATGTCGATTTTGAATGTATGTGGTTTACCTTGAGGAGTAGTCTCGAACCACTCTTTTAACTGTGCTCCATTACCAAGCGAAGCTAAAACATCAAGAATAGCTTTTTTTGTGCCGTAGTGAGATAAGGTCTTAATGATTGTCTTTAGAACTAATCTCTTGCGTGATACAGGCCATGAATCTCGCCAAACACCCACACGCCACTGTGATGCCAAATGATCTAAAAGCTCACTGGATGCACTATCTAACAGGTAATAAAAAAGGCCATCGTTTAGATGACCTTTTGTATCGCTGTTTGTATGTAATGCCGTAGCAGCATTTTTAAATATTTCTTCATCTGCTATTGAAGACGGTAAAAGCTGATGAAGAAGAGTTTTATCTTCAATCTTATTACTCATCTTCAACACCACCGTAGGTAATGGTTACATCTGATGCAGGGCACTGAGCAACCTGAGATTTGGTGACTTCTGTAAAGACAGGTGAGGTTATTTCAACTCTTTTGGCACCTGCATTACGAAGACGCTTAATTAACTCATCAGGGTTAAGATCGCGCCCAATCTTTGTTTGCTGCCACTGTCTGTACTCTTCAACGGCCTGTACTACAGCTGATGTCACCTGAGCTATTCTGTTCACATCACTGGTGTTTAAAAACCACTTAAGATTGATTGTGTAAGCTACAGCTTGAGGTGCACTTACAAGTACGTTGTCTGTCAATGGTCTAATATCATCCGCGCTCAGGTAGTTCTTTAATTCACTAACAAAGGTTTCTGTTGGTAAAGTACCACCTGTTAACAATGGATGGATATATACATTGCCGGCATGCTCAGGCAAACCATAAATGCTGCAATCAATAATAGCAGCTGAGAATTTTCTACAGTAATACTCGTAACTGTCATGAGGTCCTGCAACAGAGAAAGAGCCTGGTGCTAAATGTATTCTTTGAGCATAGGCTTCATCTGTTTCTGTATCAGCTCCACCTGATGGTTGATTGATATTCTCTACACTCTCAAGATTAGGTAGAAGATCAACTACTGTATTGATAGCGCCAGCTTTGATATTGTTTGTGTAACTTCCTTCTACAGTTGAGGTTGCCACAACATCAATAGTAGTTTCACCCTCAGGTATTTCTGCTAACTCATTTGTAGCAAACATGGTTGTACCGTCTGATACTCTTGTACCGGCAGGTATTGCATACACACCTGATTGGGCTGTGTTTAAGTTAAATCTTAAAGTGACGACTGACTTTTGAGCGGTAATACGCTGAGTGTTTACCATTTCACCTAGAGCATCTAGATGATCACCTGTAGCATAGGATAAAAGGTTTTGTCTAGCAGCAAGGTTGAAAGCCTGTCTTAACATAGTGCTTTCTGCAGCTAAAGACAGTAAAAACAGCCTTACAGGATCACCGTTAGCTAAAGTTCTACCTGTAAGCTCTTCATACTTACCGATAATGCGTTGCTCGTTTGCTGTAGCATCAACGGTTAAAAAATTAAGCTCTGGTAACCCAAAGCGGGGAAATATTTCAGTCATTAGTTACAACCTCCAGTGTTACTATTGGAGTTAATTTACCTTCTGCAACATCTGATTTTTCTTGATCTAAAGTTACAGATTTAACTTTAACTCTGGGCTCATCGCGCTCAATGGCATCAATTATGTTCAATTTCCATAAAGCTAAAGATTGGTTGGTAGGAGAATCCAAAGCACTATAATCAACCCCAAAATCTCTATCCAACGGAACGGAGCCTTTAATCGTTTTTAATATAGTGGCAACATTCTGTCTTATCTCAAGAAGTTCATTAGGAGGAGCAAGGCTAATCAGTTCATTTGTTGATACAGTAATTATCGATACGTTCATATAGAGCCTTAAATAATCTTAGATACCATTGATTTAGCATAAGCTACTAAAGAGAAACCTTTAGCTTCGGTTAGGTTCAAAGTAACATCGCAATTAAGCAAGCCACCTCGTCCGTCATAGTATTTGCGATCTTCTGACAAATCAGAGAGAATATACTTGCCAAAATAGTCAAGACCTAACACTAAACGATAGGCTTCTCCACTCTCAAGCATCTCTCTTAAAATTGCTAAATACACAGCAGGAGATACTCCTAAATTTCTGATTAACTGAATTTTAAAAGAGACCTTATCGGAGTCAGGACCTATAAATTCATTTACAGGCTTTTGACCTATAATCTCATGAGATGCATACCTGGCAGAACGCTGCACTTGAAGATCTTGGTAGGTCAGCACTCTTTTATCAGAACAAGTAAACGGCACTAAGCCGAACATTCCCTGCAAACCAATTTTCATAACTCATTCCTTTAGGTATTAAAAAAGCCCTAAGGTGTTAACCAAAGGGCTTTTATTACGAAATTCTTTATTTAGAGTAACTGTTTGTAAATTACAGGTATTGCCTGTTTGATAAATTCAAAAGTAAGCTTCACACCTAGAGATTTTGCTTTATTGATGATCCTGTTCCAAAGAGCTTGATCACGTAGAACTTCAAGAAGATCATACCCTTTCATGGTTAATCTTATTGATGGTATGCCTGGCCTTTCTTTCCAGAAAAGAGGATGCCTGTGACTAAAACCGTCAATATCAACATCATTTACCATCTGATAGTTTGATATAAGTCCACTTTCCTCAAGTAATTCATAATGAAGGAGCACAAGATCATGTTGTTCTTCAGGTAATGACTCCCAGTGAGTTTTTATCTGGTTAGTCTCGATTGCTTCAAGAATTTCTTTAACTATTGTCCAATTACGTTTCATGATTCATCCAAACAGAGATAATTCATCATATCCTTTTTAATGAGCTTTTGAGTTAGTTCTACAACCAAATCTAAAGGACCATTGATGTTGAGATTGTTTAAACCCTCAATAACTTTTTCAAAGCCCTTGTAATACATGCAATCTAATAAATCATAGCCTTTCATGGTTAATGAGCACTTATTAAGATTTGCAATAATCTGTTGAGCTGTACTGTCGTTTTTAATTTGATTGCTTAGATTAAGGTATCCGCTGTCATGAAGTAACTTAATGTGATGCTGTAGCTCGTTAACGTCATTACTTGATACAGTGCAATTACCAACAGAGGCTTCTTCAAGGATATCTTTTAACAGTTTCCAATTTCTGTACATGATCTATAGTTTCTTTACTTCCTTTAATGCATCTTTAATTGATCTTAGTAACTTCATATTATCTAATATTCCTTAATTAGATATCTTATGCACTACGTAATCTTATCAAGAACATGCAAAAGCCCATCTAAAAAAGGCCAGATAAAATTTTCATAAAAGCCATACGGAGAATAGTGTTCATTAGTAATATATTCAAACCAATCAGGGCAAGAAAGAAGTACATATAATGTAAAACAAATAATTAAACAGTATTTATGTCTCTTCCAAAATCCTTTTAATGCATCTTTAATTGATTTTAGTAACTTCACAATCATCATCTACAGTAATCTCAAACGATACAGGTCTAAAATCTTGGATTATATGGTTATCAGAAAAGAGCATCAAGATTACTTACAAATCTCCAAACTCCATATAAAAAAGGCCATATAAAAGTTTCATAAAAACCATGTGGAGTATAACCATGAGGATCAAAAAGAAATTCATACCACTCTAAAGAGGAAAAGCTGACGTAGATTATAAATCCAACTATTAAGCAGTATTTATGTCTCTTCCAAAATCCTTTTAATGCATCTTTAATTGATTTTAGTAACTTCATAATTATCATCTACAGTAAACTCAAATGATACAGGCTCATAATCTTGAACTATGTGGTTGTCAGATAAAACAACAAAGTCTTTACCCTTATTATAGGTCTTTCTAAAGTCTCTAAAATTACTATTATTCAATTTTACATAATTAAAAAGATCTAACGGTCCTATTAAGAAATCTAACAGATTCGTTGACCAATACCCAAGGTATTCATTACCTTCAAACTGAAAACTATCTTCAGCATATATGGCTAATTGATTAACAGTAATCTTGTATCTTTTATCATCAATTTTTTCGATAGTACCTGCAGGCAAACTTTTTAAATTAAAACTTCCCATTGCAGCAAACAAACCACTAGGATAAAGATTCCTAGTAGGAAATATTGGTTTTACTGATACGCTATTGTTTGCTCCAATATGCCTGTTATTACTGTTACTGATAAAATTGAATTTAGTTAAATCAGGAGCATTTTTTAACTGCTTAGCTAACATTCTAGCTAGTTCTTTCTTACCAGCTTCATTGGTAGCTTTATTTGTTAGTTCAGTTGTTTCTTTTCTTACTTCATTATATTTGTACAACCAATCCCATTTGATAAAGAACGGATCGTCATAGCAATCATCATCTTGCTCATATCTTTCTTTACCATTTTCGATAACTTTGTGTCGATGTTGTCCAAAATCAAAGCTGTCATTACACAGCCACTTTTCAAACATCAGTGCAAGGTAATACCAGCCTTGCTTGTCTTCAGCTAAAGGAACTTTAACTTTTGAGATGTGTCTTGCAATCTCAGGTAAAGTAACAATAGTTTTAAACTCATCAACTGATGATACTGGTAAAGTGCACTTTTGATTATCAACGACTATATCTACAGTTGGCATGATTAAACCAAGAGAGCTGTTACCTTTATCCGGTGTTGTTGAAGATGAACCTTGCTCACTTTGCTGCTCTTTTATCTTTTTAGCTGTTACTCTGTCTTTGTAGTCAACAGAGGGCAGAGAGTTGACTACTTTCATTTTAGTAAATGCTGCCTGATGTCTGTTTTTACATTCAGCATTACCATCATCAGCAAATGTTGTTGATGAGCCTTGTGCTACAGAACCACCGCATGACACACTGTCACCAATACGACCTACAGGAATACCATTAACAAAGACTGTAGAAGAACCTGATGCAATTGCTCCTGAGTGTGGAATATGGATAATACAGCCATGAGCTGAATATGAATCACCAACTCTACCTACAGCAATCTTGTCAACAAATACATTTGAAGATCCTGAAGCTAAAGGCACCGGAGGACATAAGTCATGACCTGTATTAGTATCACCAACTCTTGTAACAGCAGGCATATTTGCTCCTAGTTAATGTTTACCTTAGAACCTGTAATATTTACGTTAGCACTTGAAGATATGTTGATATTTCCTTTAGCATCAAGGTTGATAGTACCGTCTGTAGTTACATTCACAGAAACCTTGGTAGTTACATCAACCTTTTGTCTGTCAGCGTGGATATGAGTATCAGCAATGACAACATCAAGTTCATGTGATTGTCGGTTATAAGTAACTGTGGTTCCATCATCAAATTCTACCTTGCGTTCATCTTGGTTCGTTGTAGGAGGTTGAACATTACCGGCATAGAAAGAGCCTAAGATAAAACCTTCCTCGATGCCCTGAGGCATAAACACACATAGAACATCATCACCAACATCAGGCATATTGTAGTCGTGATTTTTGAAGGTATTACGGCACAATACAGCCAGCTCATGTGTTGTGAGATTGTCCTCATCAGAGATGGTTACTCTTGCAGTGTGCTTTTGAGGATTAGTAGAGCTTACTGTACCTACACGAATGATCTCGGTCAGAGTGCTTTCTAAACTAGATACACGCTCATTTGCTGATAAAAAGTCGTTGTTCATTAGTATGTATTGTTTACTCTTCTAACATCCAGTGATGTCACATAACCACTAGGACCCATTGAGTGCTCAGCTCTTTCGATGATGAAGTTACCATCAAAAGAACCAAAACCGGTTAACTCAATTACAGAGCCCGCCACCATAAGAGGATCACCTACTACAGACAAAGAGCCTGTAGTCTGTCTTAAGTTCAACTTACGAAGTGTGGCTTTAGCTAAACGCTCTGCCTCTTTTAAAGAACAGCATCGCTTCTTTAAAACATAGGTTTGACCTGATTCTTCAACACTATCGTCAGTGTAGGTGTAATCCTGATCTTCAACTTTCTGCTTTTGATTGCCTTTTTTAGATTTGGCTTTAGATGTCTTTTTTGACTTAGTATCTACATTGTTAGAGCCAAAGATGTCAGGATTTGAAGTATCAGCCTGTACTGCTACAGGAGATGACTGAACAGCAATCTTTGATTGAGCAGATTGAGTTGATGAACCGCCTTTATTGGAATCCTGACGTTTGGTAGTATCACGCCATTTAACTGTACATGCTTTGTATCTTTGTGACTGTTGAGCCTGAAACGACCAGTTTAAGATAGGGCTTGTACCTAGATTGTAGGTCTTTACAGCTTTCTTACTTTCATAGCTCTTTTGGTCAAAGATAATACAGGTTTGAGCGCTTACCTTTACTGATAAGCCCGCATCTTTACATAAACGCTGTAGAAGAGCCAAATCGCTTTCACGTTTTTGATCTAACCTGTCGTACTCTGGCACATCTTCACAGTCAAAGAAGAACTTGAGACCTGCCTCATCGGCTATCTGCTGACCTAATGTTTTTAAGCTTATGTTCTCAAAGTTACGTGTTTTAAGCTCACGCCTGATGGTGTTATCTAAAGGAATACTTACAGCCGAGAGCTCAAATATTCTTGGTGAGCCTGAGGTCTTTAAGCTATCTACAATCATGGTATCTGTAGCTAAGCTGCCTCTACTCTCAGTTTCAAAAGTAGCTGTGATTTTAGCACCACGCTCAGGAGACCAAGAGCCAGCCCATTTGCCTGTTTCGTCTTTTAACGTAACTGTAAGTTCGTCGCCTTCATCCTCAATCTTATCTGTATAAGAGATGTTTAAAAGATCTTCATATACATCTTTTGAGATATCAGTATCCTGATAAACAACACTTACAAAGGTATGTAGTACAGAAGCTAAGTTATCCATTACTGTTTCTCTTCCATGGTGGTAATAACTGAGGATCTATAGTTCTGGGTGATACATTGATATCTGGTATAACAATCTGTAGATCAGCAGTCATAATTGCATAGTGACTTAAAGATAAGTTTGCAGCTATAAGTTCTGACATCAGATACTCACTGCCCAACTGTTCTTTAGCAATCTTATCCCAAGTATCACCTTGGATTGAATTATATATTTTGCTCATATTGTTCTATACTTTAAACAAATCTCAATCATTACAGGTATGTCTATGCAAGATGATAAAAAGCTGTCTTTAAAAGACTGGTTTGAACTAAATTTAGGAAGTAACAACGTACAAAGAACTGTTTTACTTATAGCTCTAGCAGTGATATTTCTTACCATTGGAGCTTTAGGTTTCTTTGTTTTGTACTTTATTTCTTTATTTGTCTCTGCCTTTGTAGGCTTTGTATCTTCTTACATTTTAGGCGACAGCTTTGCAGATACTGTAGGCTCAGTTTGCATGGTTGCATTCCTTATTCTAGGAACTCTTGCAGGTGTTTTTTATCTACTAGAAGAGTTCCTGAGCATAAGCAGACTTAACTTTAAGAAAAAGTAAGCCTTGACCTGTCACTAAAGAGTTTTTCTAACTCTTTCTTCAATGAGTTGCGCCCCTCAGTTAAAGCCTTAGTTACCTGAGCATAAGGATCTGCCTTTTCACCATTACCTGCATTAACTGTAATTTGAGGATTAAAGTTAACAACTATGGATGAGGTCTTAGTGCTGTTACCACCATAGGTTGAATTAACCGTTGAATTAGATACATTGTTAGTAGAACCTAAGCTACTATCTAACTCAGGTATCATCACCGCTGATGGAGCATAACCATATCTGTTTTGAGCTTCCTGACTTGAGAAGTTTGTTACAGCTTCATTACGTGCACTGTATTCAGCGTTTTGGGCTGATACAGATAACATTGATTCAAGTTTTGATAATGGAAGTACAGCTTCATTTTCCTTACCTTCACCAATCAATGCCAGTGTAGGTGCTGTAGCAATACCACCTGTTGCAAGGGCAGGTATTTGAGGCATCTCAAAACCATAGGTTTTACCACCGACACCTGGCACCCAATCAGGAATATCAACACTGATAGAGCCAATAGATGAAAAGGCTTTATTGATAAGGTTGATTAAACTGTTGATAGGGAGCTTAGCCAAATCTACCAATGCACCAAAGACGTTACCAAAGATATTTTTAACATTCTCCCAAGCAGCACTCCAGTTGCCTGTAAATACATTGGATACAAAATCAATTATATTACTAAAGATTGCTTTTACTCGTTCCCAAACACTTGATACAGCTGATATCAGTGTCTTAAAGCTGTTTACTGCTGTTCCTATTACAGTTTGAACTACAGTAGCAATACCAGGGAACTTTTGCGCAAACCAATCCCATAGCTGACCTGCCTTTTCCTTAACAGTATCCCAGTTTTGATATAACCATACACCGGCTGCAATCAAGCCACCGATTAAACCAATGATTAAACCAATTGGATTTGCCATGAGCACAATATTTAAGATCCTGCCAGCTGCAGCCAAACCTTTCATTACAGTAGAGCCCACAATCATAGCTGCACTCATAGCCTTTTGAGCTGTTACATATAACCAAGTCTTAGCTGTTGATAAGCCTGTCATATTGGCTAAAACAGCCATTACAGCTCCTGCTGTTTTTGCTACAGTAGAGCCCACAATCATAGCTGCGTTTTTAGCCTTTTCTGCAACTGTAAGTGCAATGGTCTTGTATGTCTGTAGACTAAAAACTACAGATAGAGCTGACACAACAGCTTTGTATGCTGTAGTAATTCCTTTACCTGTTAAAAGAACAGCATTGTGTACTTTATGAGCTACAGTACTTGCTATGACTTTATAGGTGTTCAGGCGGAACAGTGCAGTAAGTCCTTTAAGAACACCTGCAGATACTCTCATACAGGTAGAGCTTGCCGACATTACGCCATTTGCTACAAGCCAAACCTGCTTTAATCTGCCAAAGATTACAACACCTCTGCCAATACAGGTGATTAAGCTACCGGCTACCCATGTTAAAGCACCAAGGGCAATCTTACCACCTGCCATTACACCAAAGAGATATAACGCGCTCTTGGTCAATGTAGGGAACTTTTGTGCAAGATTTACGATCATTGTGCCAAGCTTAATGGCTTTGCCTAAAAGGTCATTCCATACAGGTAACAATTGCTGACCAATAATGATGGACAGAGCCTTCATATTGTTAGCTAAGATCTTCTGCTGAGCTTCAGCAGAGCTGTCAGCAATATCAGCATCTTTTTGAACACTGCCTTTATTGTCTGATGTAGCTGTATTCATACCAAGATCATAGTAACCAGCTTTGTTTGAAGACAACTTATCTACAGTAGCCAGTAACTCTTGGTTCTTACCAAAGATTTTAGACATGGTTGCCTGTTTTTCAGCTTTTGGCAACTTGTTTAAAGCATCTAAAACAGCAGAGATAGCAGCCTGAGCTGATTTAGGACCACCATTCATTGCCTGAGCTAATTTCTCGGCATTTATGCCTAGAGCATTCCAACCTTCAAGCTGATTCTTGGTTGCGCCCTTGCCCATTGTCAGAGACTTGATAAACAAGGTTTGTGAGGTAGATGCAGCACTTGCAGATGAAGACATCTTGGTGAATGCTGCTGATAAACCTACAATCTGATCATTGGTAAGAGAGGTGAATGATCTTACAGTAGTAGCAGAGTTCTGCATTACACTGATTAAAGAGCCCGCATCAGCCTGTGCAGCCTTTGATACAGAGTTGATAGTATCAAATAACTGTGTAGTCTTATACATATCACCAGTTAACTGATCGTTAAACTGATTAAATGCGTTTGACACAGTATCACTTGACAGATTTAAAGCATCTGATGCGTTTGCTACAGCTACAGAGTAATCTTTAATCTGCTGTATATTCTTAGGATCTACAGTACCTGCTGTAATGCCAGATACCTGTATCTTCTGATACTCACCAACAGAAAGATCATCCTGCTTAGAAAGCTCCATGTTAATCTTCATGAGAGCTTCAGCTTTGTCAGTGTACAAAGCTAGATTTTTAGTTTGAGCATCAAAATCAATAGCATCGTTTAAAGGCTGTTGCACTGTCTTTAACATTGCATAGCCTTCTAGCATAGAAGTAGCACCTGACATCCTTAAATTTTTGCCAGACTGTATGATATCCTGACCGTGATTTACGGTTTTAGATGCTTTTTCTATAGCTTCAACGTTCTTTTTTAAGATTGAATTTTGCTGTTCATACTTTTTAGAAAGCTCCTCTACAGACAAACCTGCAGTTTTGTTTTGAGACTCTAAATCACTTAACTCATTCTTAACTTTGTTAAGTTCATCTTTGTATTTGTCAGCTACTCTTTGTGCCTTATCAAAATTAGACTGCATTGAGACAGTGATCTTGCTTGCAGTCTTCATTTTGGTTTGAAGTTCTTCAACCTTCTTGGCATATTTTGCGTATTTGTCGGTTGCTTCAACAACTTCTTTGCGTTTGGTGATGACAGCCTGTAGTTTTTCAATCTCACCTGCAGCAGTTTGAGTTTTAGTCCCCATTGTGCTCAGTTGAGTATTTACAAGCTTGATACTGTCATTAAAAGCTTTGCTGATTTTACCGGCAATGTTTAAAACAAGTTCGCGCTCAATAGCCATGGTTAGAACTTCCTTGGTCTATCACTTCCTGCTGTTTTTTTTTGTTCAGCAACAACGTCTTTGATAAGTGACATCAAGTCACCTAATGGAAGCGATTCTAATTCAAGATATGAAGAATGTAGGTACTGTGACATTCTTATAACTCCTCGTCTTAAAGTATGAAGCTGTTCTTCAAGAGAGGAGGTGGTATCAATACCTACGCTAGCAAAAAAGATGAGATTTGAGCTATTACAGACACAACTTCTTTAGCAGGTAGATTTTCAAAAAATTCAATTGGTTGCTGTGAAGCTGATGCTGCAATAAAAATTGCAAAGTCAGGGTCGCCTGATACAGTTAGTAATAAATTACTTGCCTGTACACGCTCCTGAGGCTTTGCCTTACTGTTAACGTAAGATTTGTGATATTTTAAAAGCTCTTTACCATTGATATTTTCTAATGGAATATCTAGTTCATTGTAAGATTTGCCTTCAAACTCGTATGGTTTATCAAATGTTAGTTTCATTTTAAATCTCTTAAACAGCTATAATTAAAAGGTCGTCAAGCCGTAAAACAGCCTGACGAGTTACGACACTACATTCCGACATCGGAACGTACACCTTCTAGGTAGTCTTTGCCGTTGATCTTGCATACAAAATTGAATTTATCAATTTCAATCTTGTCTGCTCCATTTAAGGTGTACTTTAAGTAAACAACTTCATATTCTTCGGTTTGGTCCATAGTAGCTGAAGGCTCAAACTTACCAATTTCAAAGCTCTTTGGAGTTGTTCTTAAAGAGACTCTTGCAGGAATAGTCTTGTATTCACCTGATGCAGAGTCGTAGTACTGAACAGAACCTCTAAAATCCATTTCATGAGTTTTTTGTTCTGCTAACTCTGCAGCCTGCTCAGTTGCAGCTCTCCAGTTAATTGTTACTGTAATTGAGCCGGTATGACCTAATGTAGGTAAATCAACTTCACCAGCGAGACCCGAGCCTTTGACTGCTTCTGTCATGTACTCAATCTTAGGTAAAGTTAAGTTAGTAGTACCAATGATCAGATTTGAGCTGTTGTATGCTCTAAAATTAACGAGTCTAATTGGCTCGCTTGTATTTACATCTACTGCCATAAATTAAACTCCTTAAGCAAATAGTGTCTGTAAGTATGAAGGATCGTACTCAAGTACGAAATCAATCTCACGGTTAGGTGAAGGAGGAGTGATATAGACGTGGAATACAGCCTTACCATCCATTAAATCAGTAGTTGGGTTCTCAGATTCTAAGAACTCTACACGACCACCTAAGATATAGCCCTTGCTTGTATAGCCGTTTAACAGGATATTGGCACTATCTAATACAGTATCAATCTGTCTGCGGTTTAATGGAAAGTCAATTCTCTGCCAGAATGTCTTTGCTAACTGAATAGAGATGAAGTTAAACATTCTGCGTACAGGAATAAACACATCCTTAACATCAGTATTGCCTGGATATGCACCAGTACGGTTGCCCCAAGCTACCCAACCTGAAAACATGTTATTAGCAGTTACAATACCATTTCCGTTAAGGTATGAACCTCGAGAGTTATCAACAATAATCTCGGTACCGTCAGCTAAACATAAGCCAGTGCACTGGATATTCTTATTTGAAGGAGATACATATGGAATACCGCTATTATCGTTATCAACTTCAGCTAAAAGAGCTGCAAACTGAGATGAGAAGTTGTAGATTGTGCCAGACATATTTAAGCAAGGCCATAAAACAACCTCATTTGTAGAAGTCAGATTATTGCTGTTTTTAAATGTTGCAACATCAGTGTAATTTTTTACAGTAGAAGGAACATCGATTAAAGCAATTGCTTTAAAGATGTCATTAAATCCATCTGCCTTTGCTGACATAACCGCAGCAACTCCCGCATCTCCTGAGTAACGAGGACAAGCGATAATTGAAGGGGCAACTCTAAACTTAGGGAATACATCTTCAACAAGTTCTAAACCTGACTTAACACCATCAGCGTTTACACCACCAATGATATCGTCAGAAGTTACCTTGCTTGGATCTAATACTTCAGCAGCTACAACAATATCAGCATCAGTTGCTAACTTAAAATCAGTTGTAGAAGTATCTGTTAATGAAGTAACAACAACATAACCATCAGCATCAAACTCTGTTACATAGTCGACGCCTAAAACGTAAGGTTCAGATCCATCTTTACGAAGCACTAATGATGATAATAGAATGCCAACTTCTTTAATGGTAGCTGAGCCAGTCTTTTTATCAATAGTTAAAGAAGTTGTCTTTGCTGTTTCTTTGTGCTTCTTAGGATCTAAGACGTTTACAAAAACAACAGGAGCTACATTGTATAGCTGGAAAAATGCATACATCGCCTCTGATAAGGTGAAGTCATAGTTCTTAAAGCCAGTATCTTTTAAAGTTGCTTTCTGAAAACCAAAAGCCTTAACTGCTTCTGCATAAGAATAGCAGAGAACAGGTTTATTAACGTTAGTCTCGTCTACCTGATTGATTGGAGCTGTACCAATCACAATAGTAATTGCAGAGTCAACCTCTGCTGCAGGAAGTAATGAAGTAGCTACTTCACTTGTCCTGACGCCATGTACATATGCCATGTGTTAACCTCATTTAATTTGAGAAAGAAAAGTTTTAACTACGGCATCAGGAATAGTTTTGATGTCGTTTACAGGGAAGATCATTGAAGCTAGAGTTGGAGCTTTAGTCATTAACTCTTTTACAAATACTGGATAGTCAGGCCCTGAGTACACTTGACCATATCTCAGTCCTACTTTAGTTAGGTTAGGTCCTGTATAAATTCTTGGGAATTTAAGCTGTGATTTTGATTCAGATTGAACTCTGACCTGAGTAGAGGTATCAACAGCATCACTTTGCTGTTTAATTTGCTTACTCATATTGTTTCTCCTTGAAATATTCATCTTTAATAGGAAGATTGTTTGAAGGTGTGTGATATTTCCAATTAGTAGTGATCATTGCCTGCCACATTTTTGGAGCACCTGCTTGGGCAGATGCATCTGGAAAGATCCACTTAACATCGGATTCAGGAATGTAACGCTTATCTAAACTGCTTTCGATTTCAGATAGAGCTATCAGAAGGCGCTGAACAATGTTTAAAACCTCGGCATAACCTTCATTACCGTCATGCCAAGATCCGCAATATATGTTTACAGTGGCATGCGCAAACTCTCTGTCTACTGTTCCTGCAGAAGGAACAACCAAAACAAAAGGATAATCATCGTTTTCACTCTGCCTTTTAGGTGGAAGACAGCCTTTAAAAATGGAAATGCGCTTGTAAGAAGCCTCACTTTTCTCTGTTTTCTCAGAAATAAGTTCAGTTCTGTTTAAAGAGCCTGGTCGTATTTCTGTAACCTTGTCAGGAGCTGGTTGCATAAGATTTGCTAAAGTGCTCTCGCAAAATTTTGCTACAGCATCTACTAGATTATTTATTACCATTCTTACTTAACTCATAATCAAGTTCATGTTGAAGACGTTCCTCGAAGTAATCCTGTGTTTCTTCAGATATTTCATCTAAGATTTGAGGATCTTCGATTAACTGAGGAACTGCAGGTCCTGTAACTTTTTCTACAGGTCGTCTTGCATCGCCAACACGTCTAAAAACGTGTCCCTGCCATACAAAACCATTACCTACAGTACGTTGAACATTTCTTTTGACTGATACCCTGACAGGTCGTTGCGTTGCGCCTGTAGTGTCGTATTTAGGCTTATAGGAGAACTTATCAATACCAAGAGGAGGACCTATGATAATGATTTGAGCACTATCATCCTCTTTGTGTACTGACATAGCTTCATTGACAGCCGATGTCTGTACCGTGTAGTTGTCTTTGATAACTTGAGTGATTTTCTTTTTGGCAAAAGGAAGGGCCCTTGATAGAGCCCTTGATCTTGCTTTTTTAGTTACTTTTTCTAGATCCTTAAAGGGATTTTTAGAAATTGTAAGTTTAAGATCACTCATTGTTCTTCATCTGCTAAAACTATACGTATGACACCATATTCAATCGACACCGAGCGAACTACATACTTCACCCCATCAAGAGTTACGCTTTGCCCCTTAACAGGCGCACCGATAGCTTCTTCAGATACATACAGCTCAGTTAGATGCTCAAATACACCTCCATTAGCAAAGCTTCCTGAAGCTGTATCTAAACGATCATCATCAACAAGACACTTAATTGATTGACCTTCATACTTGTGTACGTCAGAAAACTCATCAAGATTGAAAAATGTCTTGTCTATGTCATTAGCTATTGCATCTTTAAAAGCAGACATTATTTTTTACCGGTTGTTTTCTTTGAAGATGTAGAAACACCAGCAGATTTTGAAACACTGGTATCAGCGTTTGTCTTAGTAGAATTTGCGTCATCAACATTTTCAGCAAATCCACCATTAACTAAAAAGGCAGAGTCTTTATCATCGAACTCTGCCTTTTCATCTGCTGGATAATACCTATCTTTAAAGATCGTATTCTTTAAAAATCTAACCTTACTCATTAAACGATTCCTCTGATAACCTGGAAAAGCTGAGGATCTACAACATCAACCACCGGTGCTGACTGAATTTGAACAACCTGACCTTTTTCATAGTCTCTCTGATACCATGAATCAGTAATTCTTGCACCTGTTTCAAGTCTACCTTCTCTAAATTCAGAATCAGAAACTTCGCAGGCACCATAAGCTCTCCAAGCACTCTCTGTAGTACCGGTTCCTGAAGCAACCATTAAAGCTGCATCATCAGGGAAATATTTATAATTTTTGCCGTTAACAGTATAGTTACCGGTGTATACGTAAATATTTACACTAGGATCTGACAGATAACCTTTGTATTTAATACAGTTCTGGTTTTGGTCAGCCTGAGGATTGATCTTACCTAAATCAACACGCTGATTATCAAATAGATTATGACCTTTATCAGTTTGCAGGTACTTTAACAAAGCCTGATATGCATTTAGTCCTAAGTATAGATCTTGAGGCTGGCGACCTGACTGAGTTGACATTTTATCTGCAACTAACTGTAAGTCAGATATAGGATCAGCATTTGACTCATTCCATTTTGTAGTTAAATTGGTAATAGGCTTTTCATTTGAACCTAAATACTTCCAAAAATCAAATTCACCTATATTTTGAGATTTATTGGTTACCTGAATTTTGCCTGTGAGTAATGCATTAATACACATATACTCTTCTCTACGTGAAATTCTTTTATCAATCAGATCTAATCCTCTACGAACTGCAACTGATAATCTGACAGCTCTACGATCCACATTGATTGAGTTTACTAAAATATTTTCACCTGGAGCACGATCTTTTAACTGGCGAGCTGTAACCACAAATCTTTCATCAAAATATGCAGGGTTGAAAGCTTCAGTTACAAAACCTTTAGGTGTATTTAGATGACCATTACCTTCTACAGCTGAAAAATTAGCCATTTCTCTGTCACGATGATCAACGACATCTATTAAGCACGATTCAGTATCAAACTCTTTAAAAACAGGGAAAAATCTGTCTCTAAAATAAGTAGGGGTTTTAATATCTTTCTCAATGACACCCATTAAGGTCTGTCTTGAGAATAAATCAATATAATTTAGTTCTGCCATAATAAGCTCCAGTTAGTTAACATTTCGACGAATAATGATTCCACGTTCACGAAGCGCTACATAAAAATCTTCAAAACTTAGTGGTGTAGCGTTGTGAGACGAGTCTTCTGCAGGAATTGCACCCGCATCTAATAAAGAAGACTGACCATTGAAAGAGCCTCTTACATAGACTGTTGCAAACAGGTCTCCGTTTTCGTCTTCATTTTCTGAGCAGTTAACATCTCTAACTACAATACCAAAAGGAATATCTGACTTTGCAGTCATCGCTTTAATAGTCTTGGTTGTAGAATCATATTTAACAATCTGACCACGGTGAAAAGATGCACCTGCGTCGATAGCTTCATCAGTAGTAATGTAGATATCGCGAGAATCTGCCAGTAAATCATCAGGCTTCCACTCACCAATGCGTCTATATAATTGCTTAGTCATCTTATAGCTCCTTTGTCTTTTCCATTAATGAAATCCATGCCTGACTGGCTGCAACTGTTCCTGTCATATTTTCAGATGAAGTGCCTGCATCAGGATTAGATGAAGCTGAAAGCTTGCTTAAAGTGTCAGCTACATTCTCAGCATCTTTTTTAACTGCTTCAGCTTTATTATGCTGAGTTAGATCTGACTGCTGTAGAATAGCTAGAGCTGTCTGAGCTGCATCAGCAAATGTCACATATTTAGCATTATCAACAATTTGTGGATTCTTATCTCTAATTGCATCCAATGACTTTAATCTTGAACGTTCTGCAGTAAGTGCTGCATTTACAGCATCATTTACAAGGGTATTGGTAAGCTCAGGATAATGTGATTTAAGCTGCTCAATGCTTGTAATTGCAACTGCACTAGACACAGAGCTTTTTACTGAAGCTTGCGCATCAGTTAATTTGTTTGCAACATTAGGATTTGTTGCATTTTTAATATCTGCCATATCTGTTTTTTCCTCTTTTATGACTAAATTTTGGGGCTGTTTTAAACCACCACTTAAAGCAACTCCTCCTAATACTGGTGTACCATCAGTATCAGCTTGAGCTACAACTTTTGAAGTAGGTATTAGTTCATCAGCTAAATGACATTTAACAGCATCCTCTGCTGAGAACCATGTTTCAGCATCCATAAGACGCTTAATTTCGTTAATATCCATGCCTGACTTATCTGCATAAATTCTCGCCATTGAATTTGCAATAAGCTCTAAATTGTCAGCTTGCTTTCTTAGTGCATGCTGATTGCCCATAGCAACATTTAAGGGGTTATGGATCATCAAAAATGAACCCTGCATCATCCTTACATGGACATTTGCAAGTGAAGTAATGAAAGTTGCCGCGGATGCAGCCCAACCTAAGACGTTACAGGTAATCTTTCCTTTATGTTGAGCAAGAAGATTACGAATCGTCATTGCAGAGTTTACTGAACCACCTGGAGAGTTAAGGTTTATAGTAATGTCAGCATTTGGTGAGATTTTTCGATACTCTGACACAAAACTTTTATCAGAACTTGCTGAAAAAAAGCCGTCATTATCAAATGATCCTATAAGATCTAACGTAGCTTTTGAGCCATCGTCATTTGTCTGTATTTGAATCAGCATTATCTACTTGCTCCTCATCTCCTTTATCTTCATCTTTATTTGTGTTTTCTTCCTGATTTTCTGTGTTTGAATTAGTATCAGAACTCTTTGCAGTAGCTTTAGCTATAAATTCAAACATTTTTAGCTCTTTTTCTCGCTGAGAAGCGATATCTTCAGCACTCATACCGTTTAATTCACCGGCTTCTTGCTGAATTGTGCTCAGGTTATTGTTAATTCTAAGAATTGCTGCTTGAACTTCCTTGGTAGGATCTAAACAGCCAACACTGTCACCTACGACATTGATATGAGTGTATGCATCGAAAATCATAGGATCTTCAAGTGCACCTGGAGCACTAACACGACCTTTGCAGATAGCTTCTAACAGCCATTCTTTAAAAAATGGCTTAATAAACTGACCTACAAACATCTCTCTTCTAATTCTGAAAGCTTTATTAGCTTCAAGTTGAGCAGCTCTTGATGCGCTGTATGAAGCTATAAAATGCTTTACAAGCATCTCGTAAGGAAGATCAATACCTGCGCCCATCATGCGAGCTTGTGTCTCTATAAAAGCAGAATATAAGCTGTTTGGACGCTGTGGATTAGCAATTTCAATGTCAGTATCAGAAGGAAGAGTGGTAATAGCACCTTGACCAAGACGAATTGTTGAAGGATCTATATCCTCTATTCCCTGATTTAATGAAGGAATATCTGTATTAATTCCATCAGCAGGGTGATTCTTTTTCAAAAATACGGTGAAATAGGAGCTTATAACAGCTGCCATAAGTTCACTTGAGTCGTATCTTTCAATCTGTTTTAAATTTTCTAAAACAGAAGATAAAAGAGGCACTCCTCGTCTTTGACCTGGTCGTTCATAATCCATAATGTGAAGAATATTGTGTCTGCCAGAAGCTCCATAAGCTTCAACTTTTACAAAATCATCACCGTTAAACTTGGATCTTTTACCTGAATAATCACCAGGATGAAACTTTGCGATGTAATAGCTTTTTGCCTCGCCATAATCGCCAATTTCAATGCCTTCTCGTATATCTTTCGATAAATCGCATAAATCTGCACTATATTTATTGGTTGGATTGCATATTCTATCGCCTTCGATTAAATATCCCTTCAAGCTATAGTGACTGTTAGGCCTTTCAATGTAAGGCATTGCCACAAAGCAATCACCGCTCATAAGTGCAGACATAAATACCAAGCGTTGCATTTGGTAGAAGTTCATAGAACGTTGGGCATCACATGCTGTAGATTCGGAATAAGCTAACCATTCACGCTCTACATTCTTTTCCCACGCTGTAGCCTGTGCATCAGATAGTCCTAAAACGTCTCTATCAACATGAGGATGAACCATAAGGCCTGAACCAACAACTCCAGATGTAATGGTTTTAATTGCTCCTGCTGCTAGAGGAGAGCTCATGTAAAGATCTCTACTACGCGCTCTTAAAAGGGGTAAATTTCGAGTAATATCTTCATCAGGAGCTAAACCTTCTGCATACCATTCTCTAAAAGCTCTCTTTGTTCTGCTTGCTCCAGAATTAGCATATCCTGAAGCTTCTCTTTGGGAATGTATTCTGCTCATTTATTAGCCTTTTAATACTCTGTTGGAACAGCAAACTGAGTTCTTACATCACCACAATCGTTGTCAAATTGTGATAGAAGGTTCAACAAATACTTTTCTCTGTTTTGTAAAGCATTTGGATCTATTCTTGTAAGGCTTCTGCTTCCAATTGTGTAGGATTGACCGCCTGTCATAACCGATTGCATGGTACTTCTAAGGGATTTAAGCTCTTCAACCACTTCACTCCTGATATAACCATCAATTTCACGGTATCTGACACCATCAACAACACGATAGGTCTTGTTTCTTACTCTTATATAACTGGTAGTCATGCTTTAAATCTCATCACCAATGCTTGAACAAACAGCCGAACGTTTCTTTTTAGCAATCTTTTTGGTAGTAGGTTTTGGTCCTTCATTAGCATTAGCTACATACAGCTCATATGTAGGTTTCATAAGCTCAAGTGCTGCAGTTGCATACACATAGCAATCTAAAGCCTCATTACGCTCTCTAATCTTCTTCCATCCTTCATAGACTTTGCCTCTTTCATACTTTCTGACAAAAACCTCAGCAGTTAGCTGTTTGAAGTATTCTTCAGTAAAGCCGTTGTCACGACCACGAGGAAAGTGAACAAAGCTAGGGCCGATATCCTGATTAGACAAACGCTGCATAATCAGACGCTTGCCGGCATCAACGCCCAAGACAAACAGATGCGCTCTGTAGCGATTGTTGTTGGTTGGTCTGTCTACAATTGGTTTACCAACAGTTGATGAGCCTTTAATTGAGAACACTCTTGAACGTTCACGTTGCTTGGTGTACTGGTAAACTTTGTCAGTTAAAGTACCATCACCTGAATCAATGAAAGTGCAAGAGATAGTTAGCTCACGACCATCTTCTAATTGGAACTTTTCCATAAGTGCCACATCTAAGGTCGACCAAACTTCAGATAGTTTAGGATCGCCTTGAATAATGACATGCTTAATACCATAGCTTTCGTAATCTTTAGCCCAACCAAAGATAGATGCTTCTAAGCGGTCATGCTGAACATCAACGCCACAGGTAAACATTAAGATCTCTTTTGGAAGACCTGCAACAGGATAGAACTCTCTACGTTCTGACAGCTTCTCCCATAAACTTAAGTCAGCTTCATCCTCATGCCATGGCTCGCCAATCTTTAAGTTAATGAACTCCTGAAGGCCTGCTTTGTCTTTTTTACGATTTGCTTCAACAAAATCAGATACAAGATCTTTAAGCTCAACCCATGGAGAGCAGAGAGAGGTTAGATGATATCCAACAGTTTTAACCTCCGGTACTTTGGCAACCCAAATACCACTCTCAAGAAGATAAGGATCTGGTTTACCATTGCCACGAACTTTGGCATGACAATGTGGACACTCCATTCTGATACTGTCTTCTACAACAGTTCCTGTTCCGTCTTTATCCCAGTGAACATTGCCCCATGACATTTCAAAGCGCTCACCGCACTTTTGACATTTGACCATAAACTCACGTTGGTCAGATTTCATAAATTCCGAGTAGATAGTAGGACCGCCTTCTCTTACCTCGGTAGTAGGCGTAGATACGAACACTATCTTACGGTTTGTGAAGTTCTGTGTACGCTGAACAGCTAACTTTAATGGATCGCCTTCCTGTGTTGACCCAAAACGGTCAATCTCATCAGCCAAAAGAACTCTAATAGGTCTTGATGCCAGTCCTGCAGGTGAATTTGAACCTACCATTGCAAGATAACCACCTGTAAAGTTCTTCATACGGATGGTTGATCCTGCCTTACGGCTTCTACCTTTCTCTTTATCTACAGGCTGAGACATCTTATCTCTTAAAGCAGGTGATGCCTGTAAGGTAGGATCAATTCTTTCTTTGGAGAATGCCTCTGCAGCTTCAACTGTAGGCTGAACCATCATGATTGATGAAGGCTCTTGGTCGATGTAATAACCTAGAACGTTTATCAATAACTCTGATTTAGCTACCTGAGATGCTGCCATAATGACAACTTTCTCTACAGAGTGAGCTGTAGCCATATCTAAAGGCTCTCTCATGTAGGGCACACGTGCAGTTCTCCAAAGACCAGGTTCAGGAGAAGTTCCTGCAGCTACCATTCTGTATGTATCAGCCCACTGAGAACCTGTAAGCTTTGGTCTAGGCTTTAAAGTCTTAGCAAGACCTCTGGCAAATCTATTTGATGAATAGCTCGTGCAATTCTTCAAGAGCATTGTTGATTTCATCAGATAAAATCTCCTCAATGTCTCTTGCGGTTCTGCCTTCACACATGGTTGATACACGTGAAGGTAATGTGGTTAATTTTGAACGGATTAAATTACCGACCTTTTCAGCGTCAGCGTCAACTTCCTCTACAGGAATAAGGGAACGCTCTAAAGCATCTAGCTTAATCTTCTCTTCTTTTGCCAGTACGGCTGTATAGTAAGCTTTAGCTGAGTTAAGAACTGATACAGGATCAGCCTCAACGTTATTTACCCAACGTTTATATACTTGAGCAAAGTCAGAACATGTTGGATCTTGGGGTGCAATACCTTCTAAAGCTTTCTTAGCAGCTGTTCTCTTTTTGCTTAGCTGTTCTGCTTCAAAGGTCTTGCGATATCTTTCGTAAGCCTCTTTTGCCTGTGACAGGCTTAGCTTTTTATGTTCGTCAAGAATAAAGGTTCCATTTTCGACAAATCTGCGAACTTGGATCCTTGATATATGCAAGGTATCAGCTAGTTTTTGCTGTGATATATTATCGGTGTATACCATTGATTAAGGTGCTAAATGAAAAAACATAAAAAACTAGATTTATGTAAAGAAATTCAAATGTTCATAGAGGTTGCTCAGATAGCATGTAAAAGAATAAATGAACTTGTAATGTCAAAATAAAGTTGTAAGTTCATAAATTCGATGATTATCAATCAGAATGTAATGAGTAAACAGGAACTGCTTGATATTTATATAAATAAAATGAAGAAAGATCCTGTATTAAGCGACATGCTAAAAGACAACAAATTACATTATGTTTTCAATTTTGTTAATGGCTTTAATAAGCTATCTTTATATTCAGAAATTGTATTAAAGAAAATAATTGCAAAATACCAAGAACTTGATGATTCAGATTCTTTTTATCAAATTCTGTATGATGCAAGTTTCTATAATGACGATGAACTTAAGGCTTTTATTAAAGGTTTATCTTTATCTGATGTAACTCAAACTGATATTGAAGCTCTTAAGCAAACAACAAACTCAATAAAAAAGTTTATATCCAATAATCCAGTTATTACTTTCATATTTGCAACAATTTGCTCACATTACTTAGAAAACGGACTTGATAAAGTTGACGATTACATTGTTGAAGCTAGCTCTTATGTATATGATTTTGTAGAAAACAAATCAAATACCCCAAAAGAACAGCAACAACAAAACCTGAAAAGCTCAACTCTGAAAAAGAAAAGTACAGATTACCATTCAAATAAAACTTCTCTGTCTCAAACAAAAGAGGAAGAATCAAAGGCAAAACAATCTTAAAAGCAAGGTTAAATAATATAGCGCCAAATGCGATTAAACATACAGCAAACAGCTTTGTTTTCATTTTTTTTATCCAAATTGGCATGGGCGGCCCATTTTTTAAAATCTATGTAGCTAGTCGATTTTCGGGCGTCTTGCCACCCGCACTCATCAACGCACTGTCACAGTACCTACAACAATCTTTACAGCTGATTTTGCTCTATAATTAAGCATAAACTAATCCAACATTACTAAAGGACCAATGATAAAAATGAGTACAAGCAAGAATGTAAGCATGTATGAGTTATATAATCCGACCATGTTGGCTCTCGCTAAAACAGTTTATTCAGTCAATAAGATATTTTATTCTCAGGAGTTTGAAACTATTCTCAGAACAACATTCTTAGCTATGGAACCATCAATAAAATGGGCTATGGCTGTAAAAGAACTTGTTTCTCCTTCCCTGGCTAAAGCAGCAGTTCAGTTTGCTCAACATGCTAAAAACTTATCTTCAATCATCAATACGTTAGATACCAATTCTCAGAATGAACTCTGTTCTGAAATAAAACGATTAAAGAAAGAAGATTTTCAATGTATTGTTAAAGGTTATGAAAAAGTTGAAGCTCTTGACGACAAATCCAAAACAGACTTTGATAATGCAACGCAAAAGTTATCAATACAGGAATCAACTCAAACCCTGATTGGTTTTGCAGATTTAGATCCTATTGCTATCAAAGCAGAACTTAATAATATATCCAATCAATTAAGTGACGTTGCAAAGAATACAAAGCCTAAACCTCTGTACCAGGTAATTATTAAAGACCTTCTAATAGGTCTTGCAATTAACGGACTTATTTATGGAATTTCTGAGATTTATCAATACGGTCAAACAGTTTACCAACAGAGCGTACAACAAGAAATTCATAAACAAGACGAGACACAGCAACAGCAAGAATTCCAAGACAGAAGAATGATAATGCCACAAATAGCACAATCAAAAAGGAATCAACCTGCACAGTATAAATGTTAGTTGTTTCTCCAGAATAAGCTAAGAAAATTAGGTCCGGAATACCATTTTTACATAAAGAATAAATCACAACACTTACGACAGCACAAAAGACTGGATAAATAGCCAGTTTGATCACTGTATAACATATTGTTAGAAGTTTCATTTTCTTTATTCTCTAATCTTTATTTTAATGCGCTGTATCTTTTACTTAACTCATTCCGCTCAACTGCAATCTCATCACACTTAGCTGAGAGCTTAAGTGCATACTCTGCAAGAGTTCTTCGGTCCTGTCTAAGTTGTTCACATTCACAGGTAGCTTGAGCTTTTCTGGTAGAGGTGGTATTTGTGGACAATGTTGTTCTATTGGCACTGCCACTGTCTGTGTGCAAGCTGTTAGCATGCAACTTAGACATAGCAGCATTGTACTTGTCTTTAATCTTGTTAATCTCATCTGTTGCCTCTTTGTCAGCCTGTTCCTGTTTAACTTGCCATTCATGCTCTGTATTAAGCTGCTTAACTGTAGCTTCGTGTTCTGCTTTTATAGCATCAGTCTGTATTTGAGCAATCTCAGCTCTGTAATGCTTAGCTGTAATAGTGATACCAAAGCAGGAGCCAATGACAGCTGACATAGTAGCTACAATTAAAAGTAATTTAAGATCCATAAACGATGTAAGCCATTAAACCTATTAACATTGCAAGCAGTACAAGATAGCTTGCAACCTGAGCATGAAACTCTTTCTTTGAATATTTCTTATAGTCAATTGAGAGCTTAATTAAGCCTATGACAAAGAAAGCAAAGAACATTAGATAAATGATTAAGAATGTTATTTCTAGAGAAGTCATGAAAACGAATAAGCAATAAAAAAGCCTTTGTATTTCTACAAAGGCCTTATTCAAAATCTTTATAAATTATCTTTTAAAAAGTCTTGTTAAGATAATTGCTATTGGAAAGAAACAAGTTCCTAGAGCAGATAACTCTCTCCCCATTGTTCCCAATATAATTGTAACAACAAGACATGAAACAGTAATTATTCCAACAGTCCATCTGTTTTTACTAGATTCAGATTTAAAAAATTCAAACTGTTCTGACTCTAATTTATGTCTGTATTCTGTCTCTTTTAAAGCAGCATCGACTACCTTATCAACAAGATCTGGTCTAAAACTATGAAGTCTTTCTAATTGTTCGACAGGTGGAAGAGGATTATTGTCTTCTTGAGAAACAATTTCTACCTGATTATTCTGACCATTTTTATTTGTTTGGGATGTTCTTAATCCGTTCTTTCTGCTCAATTTTGTTCATCCCTTTTCTTAAATCAGAACTAAACATATTGAAGTCTCTTTCTAAAGATTGCTTATCTTTAGCAAAACCTTTTCCAAACGATGGATATTTTGGAAACAGGCTATCTGCCATGGCGACAAAGCCATCTGTAAAGGACATTACAAAGCTCAT